CCGAAGATATGAAGCGACGCGCCAAGGCGGCCGGCATCAAGGTTATTGAAGTGCCCGTCGCGCCTCAGAATCCGCAGTCGTAAGGAGGGAGCGTTGAATGTCCTCGACCTCTTCAGCGGCATTGGATGCTTCAGCCTTGGCCTCGAACGAGCCGGGATGCGAACGGCCGCATTCTGCGAGATCAACGATTTCTGTCGTCGCGTCCTCGCAAAACACTGGCCTGATATTGCCTGCCACCAGGACGTCCGATCGCTCCGCATCGGACGCGGATCGATCGATATCGTTTGCGGCGGATTCCCCTGTCAGCCATTCAGTACAGCGTCTCGCGGAAGACGGGTTGCAATCGACCTATGGCCCGAAATGCTTCGCATCGTGCAAGCAACCGCACCACGATACGTCATTGCCGAAAACGTCCAGGAAGCGGCGATCGCCAACGCGGCTGGAGACCTCGCTAGACTTGGCTTTGCAACGTACTACCGTCGTATTTCAGGGGCTGACATCGGGGCAGACCATCAAAGAGATCGTTGGTGGGCTGTTGCATACCCCGACGCGCAAAGCGAACTTCGTCGCGCCATCGATGATGAAGTGGCCAAGCTGCCGACGCTTCGTCGCAGCCTTTGGGGGCCGGGAAATTACGCCCGAGCAGTTCGAATTCTTGATGGGCCTGCCGATCGGATGGACCGAATTGGAGCCATCGGAAACGCAGTCTTCCCGCAAATCCCGGAAGCGATCGGGCGCGCGATCATGAGCATTCAACGGTCATAGGAGGAAATTGACGTGGCAATAATCGATGTTGCGGCGGCAGCGAAGTGTGACGGATCACATGACGTCATTCATCAGCGCTTGCGAAAAGCTATTGAGAAACCACAGCGATCGTATCTTTGGACGCCCGCCGATACGATCACCTTCATCCCATATCTCTTACCTGCTTTCTACGGAGACGGACGAGCATTGTTCTCGATTGCTACAATAAATCAAAGGCCGGCGTACTGGGTCATCCGAGCATGTAGTTCGTGGGGCAGCGGTCTCGATGCTGATGATGCTCCGGGCCCAGACTTCGCCGAAATGACCGACGTCATAATGGCGGACCTTGAAGATGCATTCGGACGTGGTCGCTGCGGATACTCTGGATTCAGCCTGTTCTGGCCACGCAAGGAGCGAATGAGAGATTGCAAATGCGAGGAATGCTCTGACCGTAGCGTGGCCAGGTGGCCGATGGTCGATGACAACGGCGGGTGCAGTTGGTCGCGGATCGCGTGGCCTGATGAATTTCCAACGGTGCGAAATCCTCTTTCATGGCGCGGCAACCTGCTTGCGCAGCCCGTGACCGCTGAAGCGCGCAACGCACCTTAGACGGGACCAACGGATATGAGCGCAACAATAATCTTGAACCCTGCGTCGGCCGCCGAGCTTGTCTGCCATGATGAGCAGTTACGGGTATGGGCAGACGACCACATCATCGGCGCGCTGGCATTGGGCGGCTATCTGCGCGACGACCTGACGTATGACGATAAGGTTGCTTTGGCTCTCGATATGCAACGAGAAATCAGAAGCATCGTAGAAAGTGCTTTTGACCATCCAGAGGCGGCAACGATCCGTCGTCGTCGCTGATTAACGAGGACCGAGGAAATGACGAGAAACGAAGATACCGAATTGCGCGATGCGATACTCGCGCTCTGCCTTGAGAAGATGACCAAGGGCTTCAGTTTGACTAGCATCGTCACTTCTTTCGCCGCGTGCATCGATGCAGCGGCGACCTGCGCATCTGTGCTGCCGCCGAAAGCGCGCGAAGAATTGATAGCCGCAACCGAGGGCGCGTTGTTGCGCCATGCGAATCAGCGAGCGCGAAAAGTACGCAGCGGGGAGTTAGACCGCGAGCTCACTGGTCATTAAGAGGGACCAACGATGGCGCATAAAATCACATCAATCGAAGTGACGTTTCCCGAGGCCGTCGAGGTCCCAGACGCTCAGTTCCAGCAGCTGGTTTCCATCGTGAGCGACATCTGCAAAGCCTATGAGGCGACGCATCCCGGTCGGGTGATGTGGCCCTTCGGCATAGGCTGCAAGCCGACCTACATTCCGATGACCGCTGAGGAAGAGAAAACTCGCGGCATGGAGTTTGACGAGAGCGTCCTGTCGATCGAGTGCTACGAGCGCGCCGACTACAAGTGGAAGTGCGCAAAATGCGGCATGGAACAGGGCGATCACAAAGAGCACATCACGCAACCGCCAGCCGGCGACTGCGAATTCACTGTGTCGAACGGCTGACAGCGCTCATTGAGCAGGAGCGGCGCGTGACAACTAAAACCGGCAACATTCCACCTGAGCGGATCGCCAAATGGCGCAAGGCATATGCGTCAATAATTCGTTCACGAAAGCATGGCACCATCAGCGACATCAGCATGAGATGTGCCCTTGAGCTAATTGGATTTCGTGGAGAGGCGCTAGAAATCGAAATGTCCGAGATCGACAAGCAGCTAAAAAAAGGGAACGACAAATGACCTATGACCGCCGCGATCCGGATTTCTGGCGCGATCTTGCCGACCGCAAATTACGCAGAGACGAAGAATTCGCCGCTGGGAAGATCAGCGAAACCGTTTACCTCGTCAGCCTAAGTCATTACGGTTACACCCCGCGCGCGGCTCAAATCGAATTGTCCCTGCTCCGCGCGAGCATGGCCGATGCGAAGAAAATCCGACAACGTAAAATCATGAGAGGAGAGCGACCATGAATCGGAACGAGATGTCGTCCGCACAGAAATTCCTTGAGGACCATGACCAGCTACAACGGGACCTGATGCTGTGTCAGGATGAAAACAAATCCCTCCGCGATCAGGTCAATCAGCTCAGCAACATGAATTCGGTTCTCGCCAAGGAGCACGATTACTGGAAATCGCGGGCGAACCTGTGGTTGGCGCATTCCATCGCCATGAATGAACAGATTCAGGCCATCAAGACCAGCATCACCGGGACTGTGGATCGCGCCTTGGCGAAGGCGCTTGAAGTCACCCGCGAGGCTCAGGCGCAATCCGGCAGCGATGGATCAACTGAGGACGAGCGCGCATCCCTGCAACGGTTCATCGGCACCACGCCACCGCGGAATGAATTGAGTTAATTGGCGACCGGGAACCGTATCCGGTTTCTCTCATTCACAACGTCCGCCAGATCATCATTAATCTGGCGGAGACGTTGTTCGATTAGTTGCTGGGTTGACGGCTCTTTTTCAGTCTTCAATTTTAGCGTCAGATCGAACCTTTCTCGCTCCAAAGAATCTCGCCGGATCGAGTTGACCTGAAATTGCGTCGCCGTTCCGCGTGTCTCCGAACGTTCCAGCCGAGCCTCAACCGCCCGGATTTTCTCGGAAACCGTCTCTGCCACGAGTTGCTTTGTCCAACCGCGCGTAGCTGGTGCTAGATCCGCGTAGGCGGCAACGAAAGTCATAGCCGCCGTAATTCCACCTGCGATTGTTAAGAGCATTTTAGACCTCTTGCTCCATCCGACAAGTTGCCGGTCAACGTCATCCAGCATGAGCAAGTTCCCCCAGACAATCCCCGCAGCAAGTCTAGGATAGCACACTGGAATTTCATGCTCATAAATCCACATATGCGCGCCATGACTTTTCCATCACGACTTTTGACGTAATCTGCTCCAGATCGATGGCTTTTTCTTTGGAGGCTCGACGGGCTTAGCCGCGACGGCCGCCCGGTCCCATTCGAGAGGGCGCGGCTTAGGCCGTTCCCACCCGCACCCTGTTACCCCCGCCTCTGTCTGCTTGGCGATCCAAGCATCATCGTGGCGCGTCCGTCCCCGGATTTCATGCTCTGGCGCTTCAAACGCCTTGCAAGCCCCGTCCGTGATCGTGGCGAAACGCTCGCCACTGGCGCACCCGGCCAGAAATAACGCACCAGCGACCGCCAGAACCGATTTAATCACAGCGCCCCTCCACTGTATTCCATGTCCCGCCGTTGGCGAAACAATCGCCTACCCGAGAAACCTGCGCCTTGACTGCGGCCGTCGCCGCAGCGTCGCGCTTGGCGATGGCCGCCACCGCGTTATTCCAACCAGACGAATAAACCTTGTAGTGCCAGGTTCCGTAAATCGTGCCGATGGCGGCCAATGCTGCGATACCAATCGCCACCTGCGCCCCAATCGGCAGAAGTTTAATAGCTGCCCACATTATCGCGCCCCTCAGATCGATTTAATGGCGGACGCGCCGCGGTATCCACTCGGAGCCATCGACATGTCCAAAATCTCATCTGGCGTATTGGCGTTGTTGTACGGCGCATCCTGCGGCGTGAGATCAAGAGCGTCTTCCAGTTCCGCCTTACGGCGCCGCGCCCACCACGAATAGCCGAAGCCCAGGACCGCAAGCAGAATACCTGCGATCGTCAATCCGACCAGAATTTTGCTAACAAAGCTGAGATCGGACGCCGGCAACAAAGCATCCTTGGCCTGATCGATGCCTTGGCTCACCACCGTCAACGTGCCACCGCTGCCGCCCGTCGCGTCACCCACAGCGCGCGTCGGAGCCGCGACAGCACTAGAAAGATTGGCTTTTTTCTCTGCACCATGTGCGCCCGAAATGAGCGGGCTTTCCTGATGGCTTACCCATGCCTTAGCAGTCGCCCGGATGCCATTAACGCGGTTCGTCCATCCATTCTTATATATCGGCCAAGGCTTGAGATTGCGCAGGAAAAGCATCCGACGGTCACAGATATCGTCGATCAGCTTGTGCTGATCCGGCTGATTGACGATCGCATTGACCGTCACGTCCCCCATGATGCCATCTGCCGTCAGACCAAGGGCGCGCTGCACCCATTTCACAGACTGAGCAGGACCGGAATTGATGGCTCCATCTAGGACAACAAGATCAATCCCCGTAGGTAGATCAGAAAACCGGATTTTGTCGGCATAATTGCGCCGGTAAATTTCGTCCCGCTCGGCAGGCTCCATCAGGTAAACGTCGCGGATTGGCAGTCCCTTCTGGGCACGCCATGCCGAGTAGACCCGCTGAATAACGCCCTGATTGGTACGGCCCCCTGGGTCCCGAGGATCATCGACTTTCCCGCCCTCATAGCGAAGCTCAATCGCCATGGCCCTCGCGAAGTTCTCTCTCATGCCCCATCGGAACTTTGGTTCCGCCCCCGAATTATGTCCCCTAGCCGGAGGACGATACCATGATTAGCGCACTCATCACTGTGTTGATTACGTTGCTCATCGTCGGCGTCATCTATTGGGCCGTCACCGCCATCATCGGGCTTATTCCTCTACCCGCCCCGATCGGCCAGATCGCCCATGTGATCCTGATCCTCATCCTCGCATTGATCGTCATTTTCACGCTGTTGCCGCTGATACCGGGCGCACCCGCACTATGGAGATGATGCCTCAGATTGATCCGTTGCAGCCATAGCGCCCGCACCGCCAAGCATTCCCGCCAGCCCGTACTTTCGGAGAATGTCGATCAGCTTATCGTCAAAAACTACGTAGTTGCGCGTTCCATCAGCCGCCGATCGAGAGCCTTGATCCAGATACCGAATGCCGGGAATGCCCGCGTCAAGCAAGTCACGACGAGCTAATTCCGTGGGCTTGGCAAATAGCGCCTCATCGCCAAACTTCGATTTTAGGAAATCTCGATTAGCCTCTATTGATCGAGTTAACTGATTATAGAGGCCGCTTCCTGTCATGCCTTCATTTCGAGAAGCAAGAAATGCATCCTTGGCCATGTTTCGATCAGTGGCGTTCATTGCCCCTGATCCACGCATCCCTAAATCCGCCACGCGCTCACGCAGCGGACTGTTCATCGCAACTGGCCTATCCCAATCCAGAAACTGTTCCGGCTTGGCGTTGATGTTCACCTCGTACATGCGTCCGGGCGCTTTCATCTTGGCGTATGCGTCAGATGCTTCAACAGACTTGTCAAAAAGCTGCTGCGCCGCAGCCTTCACGCGAGGCGAAAGCAATGGATCGTGCAATATCGAACTCAAACCATCCATCCAGTCATCAAACCTCTTACCGCCAAATCCGGTTGTGAACTGGTGCGCCAACATTTCCGCCGCGTCGCCAGTCAACCCGTGCGAACGCGCTATGTCATTAAGTTGATCGACGTTGCGCGTTACTGACGTTTTATATCCATCAGCAACGGCCTTATTCTCAGCAAAATACAGCCCGTGACCGTATGCCTGCGCACCTTCGCCCGTGCCGATTTTACTCAGGTCGAACCGATCGAAGTCATGCGGCGATCCGTGATAGGCGCGGATGCCTTGCGGTTGACGCACCGGACCAGAACCGACCACCGCACCAGCGCCGCCGCCTGTCCCGCCCACGCCACCCGACATGATTAGGCCAGCCAAATCAAATGCACGATTGTCCATGTTGCGCTGATTTATCAGCGCCCGCCATTCATCCTCATCCGACCACTGACCAGGCACCGCCGGAGCCGTGCTGAACTTTCCTTTCATCGCGTCGCCGGGGGCCATAACGGCATCCATCAACGACTGGCCCAGATGCGCCCATATCTTATGACCCATCACCTCATCGGCACGGTTTTCGTTCACCACAGCGCGCCGCGTCCGAGCCGCCGCACGTTCAAAAGGATCGTCCGAATCGACCGCTCCGCCATCAGCTCGCCGCTTGGCGAGAAACGGACGGCCTTCGCGATCATCAATAGCAGGCATCACCATCAATTCACGGCGCACCGACCGCGCGATGGCGTCCAATGGACCGGGACCGCCGGATTTCAACGGAGCCTTTTGCAGGTAGTATCGCGCCCGCTCAGGATTAAGCAGGGCGTCTTTGAACATCTCGTCAACCTTGTCCATGCCGCGAGCGCGCAATGCAGCAAACACATGCTTTGCAGCGCCGCCAAACACTCCGGATAATGCAGCAACCAGACCGCTGCCCGTGTGCAGATAGCCCGCCGCAGCACCGGCAGCCATCGCGCCAAGCAACGTCTTGTCTTTCGACGCATCCACCAGTTTTTGCAGCTTGGCTGGAAGGTCCCGCGCCGTGTTCGATTGTCCCGGAATGCTGGTCGCTCCCATCGTCCGCGACGTCCGCTCCAAATCAGTCGCGATTGACCGCAGCATGTTCATCGTCCGCGGCTCATACATGGCTGATAGCGTCTGCCCGTTGTCGCGGATGAATTTCTGGAACGTGGCCGATGCCAGTTTCTTCTGCTGAGACGTGCCGGATTCAGCCGTGGCCGACAGTTTCCGCAACATGGCATCGACGCCAATCTGCCGCAGACCATCCACCACGTCCGGATCAGCACCACGGAGCAATTCGCGCATCCGACGCGGGCCATCCTTGGCCGTAAAGATACTCCACAGAGCATCTTGCGGCTTGTCCGATTTCAGGAACTTAGCCGCCTCACTCTGTTGTAAAGCCTTCCGCTGGGCCAAAGCCATCGCCCCGGCTTCCACCATCAACTCAGTCGCCCGCGCGGCATTGTCGAATTGCCGGGAGAACCCAGGATTGACCTCATCCAACGCCCGCAGCGCGGGCGCAAAATCCGATTTCCATTTTTCCAGTGCGGCCGGCTTCAATGCCCCGCTCGGCAGCAACGCGCCCGGCTTGCGCAGTGGCGCCAATGCCTGATCCAGCATCGTGCCGATTGCCACCGGGTCATTGCCTGCGGCCTTGATGAACGCCCGCGCCGTCTCGTAACCCTTCGGACCAGCGACCACCGCCTTGGATGGAACCGCGCTATCCGGCAGGTCATACCGCCCCTTGAACGGACCTTTCAGAACTGGTCCAACCGGCCTGTTTTTGAACGTCTCTGTGTATCGGATATGGCTATCCTTCGCCGCCCGCAGCCGATCACGCGCCGCATCCGTGAAATTCGGCTGACGGCCAGACATGACCCGCTCACCGGCACCAGTCTCAAACGTCGCGTCCTCGACAATTTCCCGCTGGGCCTTTTCCAGTGCAGCCTTGAGAACATCCCGCGGCCGCACCCCGTCATCAAACAGGCGCGGCCCCGCCAGGTTCTTTTCCGCCTCTCCGGCATACAGCTTCAACGCCTGCGCGATCTTCTGGCGTCCCGCCAATAGTCCCTTTTCCGGATCACGGAAAAGCAGACTCTCAACAAGAGGAGCAACATCAGAGCCGAACATATCGTTCTGGCGCAGAACCTCGCCAACCGGACGCCCCTCATCGCGCGCCCTCATGACCTTGTGGACGACGTTCATCAATTCCGACGTGATGTCATGGGATGCATCAATCGTCCCGTCCCGCGCCGCCTCACGCATCCGCGCCCACGGGCCAGCAGCATCGGTCAGGGCACCGGCCAAACCCCGGATATTCGAATCCGCACTATCGAACGCGCGAGCCACGAACGCCGCGTCGTCGAATGCCCGCGCAGCAAGTGCAGCCTCAACCCGTTTCACACCCGCCTGAGACAGGTTGCCGTCCTTATCGAGAATGCCACCGCGTTCCGCCGCCGGCAGCTTTTCCACGAACGAACGAACGAACGGACGATTTTCCACCGATCGGATTGGCCCATCAACAATCTGGGCCAGCATATCGGGACGCAGCACCTTGGCGTCGCCGGCCGCTTGCTCCGCAGCCGACATTCGCAGAGTGGACGACGCATTTGCCGAATTGGTGAAGAACTCCCGCTGTGCCGGCGTCATGTCGGACACGCGCCGCGCGATCAGAACCGGCTGCGACATGCCAGCCGTGTCATAGCCTTGGCTTTCCAGCCAGTCGCGATAGGCGGTGTTGCCCTTCTGGTATGCCTTGGCGATTGCCAGCGTGCGGCCGTTACCGCTCTCCACGATGCCGTCCGGGCCGACGATCGGCGCCCCCGAATTTGCTTCCGGCGACGGCCCAAGCCGCTCAGGCTGCAACCGGGCAGCCATATTGTTCACTTGGTCACGCGCAGGTGCACTCTCCCGTGCCCGCGGCTGCAATTCCTGCGGATAGTCCTTCCGCAGATTGAATTGCGTATCGTGCGACGTTTTCAGCGAAGGAAGGTCCACGACCTCATAACGGACCTTCAATTCCCCGCCTGGATAATAGACCGATTGCGGCGCATTCCGCGCCTGCTCGACCAGTTGAGCCTCGAGACGATTGGCTACCGCATCGCCATACTGTCTTCGCGCGTCCGCAATGTCCCGCCGTGCGTTCAGTGGGAGCGTATCTGCCGTGACTCGTCCCGGTACTGCCGCAGCACCCGCAGGACGCCCAGATCGGCCTGCTCTCGCGCCCGCTTCTCCGCGAACGTCAGGAACCCCGGACGCAGATGCGGCTGCATTTTCTCCAGCAGCATCACCAGCCTCTCGCGGCCGTCCGAGTGTTCCGAGGTATTCGTCATGGATAGCCTCCAACCGCGCCGACGTGGTGTTTTCCGGCGCGAGTTTCCCCGCCGACACCGCCGCCCGCTCATATGCAATCTGGTTGTCCACCGCGTCGTTAATCGCGTCCATGGTGGCTTTTTTCATTTGCGTCAGGCGACGCCACGATGGCGATTCACCCGCCGACATCCGCTCGCGCTTCATTTCGCCCGTGATGTACGTATCAAGGGCTTGCAATGACTTGTACGGCGCGACATCGGGAAGCGACGCCATACGCGCCAGAATGTCATTCTCCACCTGAGACAGCGGCGTTCCGTACGGATCAACACCGCCCTTAATCTTGGCCGCGGCGTCCCGCACTGGCACGGAGACAAGATTCAGTGACCCATCAGGGTCCACCGCGTCATACAGCTTGCGCCGCGCCTCGTTTTCGGAACGCTTCACCCGTTCAAGGCTGGCCCGCAGCGTCGCCCCCAAATTCTCCGGGCTTTCGCCATGCCCGATCCGCTGCGCCAGTTGTTCGGCACCAGCCGTAATCCGCGCCACCGCCTCATCGGCTCCCCGCTGGATGGTTTCCAACTGGTTTTGGAAAAACGCCGACGGACGATCCACGTCTCCACCCGGCCCTTGACCTTCCAGCGCCGCACGCCGCGCGCCTTCCTGCGCTTCCATGCGATCAAGGAACCGCTGGTCTTTTGCGTCGAACAGTTTTTCGCGCTCGGCTGACAGAACACCCTTGTCACCCGTCAGTTGCCCCGTTGTCGGCTGCGACCCCGGCACAAGTTCCTGATTAAGTGGGCCGGGCTCATCCACCATCAACTGCCGCTGCAATTCGCCGAGATCGTTCGCCGATTGCTCGATTTGCTGCCGCACGAGATTTTCTCGCGTGCCTGCGTATCGGTTGCCGACGATCGGCAAATCCTCAGCGAACGGTGCGATCATCTTATCCACCGTGGGCTGCACGGCGCGGCGCGCGGCGCTAGCCGCCGCAGGAGCACCAATGCCGGCTGCCATGCCGATTAGCGGGTCCCCAGTCGCTTCCGTAACGCCCTGCCCGGTAGCACCAGCCAACGCATTGACCGGAGCAAGTTTCGTCGGTGTGGAGATAAGCGCCTGCCCGGCAGACGTTCCCTTGGTGACAGCACCGCCGCCGGGGCCAATCATTCCCGCAGCGGCTTCGACGCCAGCCATTCCAAGACGCCCAGCCAACGATTCCGGCTTGTATTCGCCAGTGCGTTCAAGGATTGGCTTGGCTACTTCCTCACCCGTCGGCAGGACACGAGACGGGTCCGTCACACGCGCAGACGCGGCCTTGCGCGCAGCCAGATCGGCTGCGACTTCCTCAAACGGACGGCCCGTGATGGCGCTATGCGCGCGGCCAATCAGATAATCGGCAAAATTCCCTAGATTGCCGACCGTTCCGATCGAATTGGCTATGCCCTTAATGCCAGCCGTCGCCGCGCCCTTGGCCGCAGACGATAGAAACCCGTCGTCCGACGAATTGGAAAGGCCACCAGCAGACGGTTTCTGCGCAGTCACCCACGGATCGTCGGGCAGATCGTCGTTGCCAGCGTTATTCGTCGCCCACGGCGCGTCTGGAAGTTCTTCGGCCATTATTCAGGCACCCACTTGCTGCCGTCCCACACACCCCAGCCCTGCTTGAACTGCTTGCGATCACCCTTTTTCGGAGCGTCCGTTGCGCGCTCCTGAGATTTCTTTGTGGATTCAGCGATGCCGCGGCTTTCACCCGCGCCAATTTCCGATAATGGCACACCAACAGCCGCTTCCACCGCATCCGGATTGTACCCGGACTTCACATGCGCCGCAGCCAACTTGCGCGCCGCACGCTCGGCAGCATCTTTCTGCCGCTGCAGATTGGTCCGAATGACATCCGGCTTCATGCCAGGATGAATGTTAGCCTTGTCGAATTCGGTCTTTTCCGTCGCAGTCAGGGCGGACCCAAACATCTTGTTGCGGATAATGTTCTTCTGGCTCTGGTAATCCTGCCACCACACGGCACCAGTGCCGTCAACGCCCGGGATGTTTCGACCCATCCAGTTGGCTAGGTCACCAGCAGTTTCAGACCCGTAATAACCCCCGAATCCATCATTCCACGTCTCACTAAGGCGCGCAAAATCAGTATAAGCGCTGCCGGACGCCTCAAGCGCCTTGATGGCGTTCGTCGGAAGCGACTTTCCATTCGGGTCTTTGGCCCGAGCCGCAGCCTCAATGCGTTTCACTTCCTCAATACGTTTCGGGTCTTGCGGGCCACCTGGAATGTACTCAAGTTCCCCCTTGTCATTGTAGCGATACCCTGACGGCGCAGTGTCATTGCGCTTGGCGTCTGCCTCAGCCTTCTTACCGGCCACCCAAACCGGATTGACCATATATCCGCCCTTGCCGTCAGGGATAAACTGGCCGGTTTCACGCGCCCTCTGCGCGTCCCGTTCCGCGCTATCAAGACGACGATCCTCGTTCCGCAAACGGCGATCCTCAAACCCAAGTCGCCGTTCATCGAACCCGAGCCGTTTTTCATCCATGGCCGCCTTGCGCGCGTCCTCTGCCGCTTTCCGCGCCGCCGCCTGCGCCGAGCTATACGCATTCAGGCCCGCCAGACCGCCCTCACCGATCGCATTGCCGATATTCGGCGACCGGGACGCCATCATTCCAAGGCCCGCAGTAATCAGGGCCGCCCGAACCTCTGGCGTCATGGGGATAAGCCCCGCGCTGAATGCCTCCCGAAGGCCGCCAGACGGCCCCTGAGAGGATTGTGGAGCGACGCCGCCAAATCCCTCAGATTGATAAACAGGCCCATCAGTGCCCGTCCCTCGCATTTCTCGCGGCTCATCATAGGCCATCACGCCTTGCGACACCGATGCCGGCGCGCGACGCCCCACAATCTCCGGCGGCAATTCGTCCCGGTTCACGTCAAGACCGCGACGCAGCGGAACCACATTGGACGGGGCCTCAGCCACAACGACCTCGCGCGCGGGCGCGACATCGCCAACCCCCAATCCGGGGCGGAAAGTCGTGTAGTTATCGCCTTGAGGATCAAATGTGCCATCGGCGATAGCGTCTTCCACGTCGCGTAGACGATCTTCAAAAACTGACCCGCCAGACGCCCGATGGACCCCACCCATACCGAAACCGCTCACGCGGCGCGGCACGGCACCCCCACGGCGATAAATCGGGCCAAGGCCAGCAGTAATGTCCACCCCAAGGGACGAAGCTCCCAACCCGCTGGGCGCAAAACCCATCCCAGATGCCGTCAGGTCTGTGGGGCTTCCCGCCGACCGGAATGCGTTTCCTGCCGCTTTTCCAAAACCCTCCATTTCCTTCATGGAGGGAGCCCCATCCGGAGCGCCCTTGTGGGGGCTCGGAATGCCGACGCCAGCCCCGCGTTTGGTTTCAATCTGAGGTATCCACCCAAGCCCCTCCGAATACGGAGCCACAGCACCGCCCGTAGCGCGTTCCGCAGATCGCGTCGCCTCCCGGTAATCGACGTGTTTCAATCCGCCAAAGCCATCGTGAACGGCCTCCGGATGATCTTCCTCAACCTCTTGCGCCAGCAGTCCGATCTGCGTCCGGGGATCGCCCTTGTATCGGTAGCTGTAAATCTTCTGGCCGTCGTGCGTCTTGCCGACCTCGCGGATGTCTTCCTTGGCCCTCTCGTCCGAGAGGAAACCGAGAGCCGCCGTGCCGAACCCCAAAATCTGGCTCGCCATATTCGGGCCTGGCGACGTGGTGGATGACGATCCGCCAGACAAGCTCCCAAGCCCCGACTGGATGCCGGACAGCCACTGCACTTGCTGATACGGGAACGCCTGCTGCTGCTGCCACTGGTTATACAGGGCCGTGAGCCGAGCCTGTTCCGTGGCCTGTTCTTGAGCCCCGATATTGGCAAGGCCAGCGCCCTGGTTCAGCAACAGATTGCCCCAACCCGTGCCGAGCTGATTGAATAGCGACGCCGCCTGCTGCTTCTGTTGGTTCTCCTGATTGAACTGACCAAGAGCCTGCGAATAGTTTTTGTCCCACAGCCCGGCGATAGTCGCGTCGCGAGACATGGCTTGACCGCGAGCAAGTTCGGCCTGCGCCAGTCCCAGACGATCGCCGCCGAACGCATTACCGGACTTGATGCCCTGCGACGTAAGATCGGACGCCTGAATCTGGTTCTCGCGCCGAATGTTCGACATCGTAGTGTCGATGACATTCTGCGTATAGGGAGACAGGAATTTGCCGACCGCTTCGGCGCTGAATTTGTTCGGCTGGGCATAGGCCGCTGCCTGAGAGAAGTGCGGCGAAATCCATTCAGCGACGTTGCCATAGACACCAGCCGCCTGGCTCTGGCTGTTACTCAATCCGGTTGTGAGCGGGGCATCCTTGTATGCCGTATAAGGGGTATCCGCGACGCCTTCGGCACGCTCCATCACGCGGCGATAGGCGTCCATAATCTCCGGCGGCGGCGCACTCGTCGTCGTCGTCGTGTTGCTGCCCTTGCTACCGCCGCACATGGCCCATGTCCCCCGCCATCACTGGCTATTCGCGGCTCCATTGGCAGCGGCAGCACCCCGCTTGCCACGCCCCCGCGTCCTCTCATCGCCCCAGAATGCCTTGCCAAGCACCTCACTCTGGAATTTCGTGTTGTACGCAAACGTGGCACCGGCCGGATAGCCAAAATGCTTCCGGTAAACCTGCACCTTACCAGCAAGACGAATATTCGTGAACAACCCCATGATAAGGGGAACGTCCGTCCCATCCACGCACCGTTTGGAAAACGAAATCAGGGCATTGATCCGATCCGGCGTCCGGTAATCCGGATGCACGAACGACATGACCTCTTCCAGATGCGTCTTCCGCGTCCACGGGAATGAACTCATCGTCAGGTAAACCATCCCCTCGATGGTTCCGCCCTCCGGCCCGATCACCCCGAAGAACGATGCCCGCTCAGGGTTGAATGCGTTGCTCAGCATTTGCTCAAGCAGGTCCTCGTCGTAATCGACAATCCCGTTATCTGCCCAAAGCATTTTCGCGAGCATCCGAAGTTGCTCGCGATCCGCAGACTTCCCCAACCGAACTGTTACCTTGGTTTCCGTCATGTTTTTGCTGGTCCCGGCAGTTTTTTCAGCGTCTTGATGTGATCTTCCCGCATTTGCTGCATCCATTCATCGAGCAGCTTGTGACCCTTCGCCAGATCGCCCCCGCCGATCACTTCCACAATCTCGGGTTCGATGACATATTCGCCATCAGCGGCGATAATATCGACCGGCGCGGCCCCTCCATCGGCACGAAACGCCCTCACCTTTGGCGGCTTCGGAGGCCCTTTTCCGTGAGCCATCTTCGGCAGGCGCGATCCATACGGACCGGACTTGCCGAACATCTTGTCCAGTACGCTCAGCCCAGCCAGCGTGTTGTTCTGGCCGACGTGCGACACGGTATCCGCATTGATGACATAGGCCCCGGCTGGGACCTTGATCTTGCGCGTGTCAGTGCGGCCGGGGTGCGCCCCGATCAAAGGCCCGACATGAAACCCCTTCGGCTTCTTCTGGCGGCGCACCTTGAAGGCGAGCCCAAGACCATTATGCATTGGCATCCTCCATGGCACGCCGCAGGAAATCCGCATGTGTCTTGCTGATGGAGCACCGCTGCGCGACAGCATTAAACCGCGCCATCGCCACATCCACCTCCCGCCTGAAATCCGCGGATGCCTTCATGGCGTCCACAATTCCTCGCGTGTCCATGGGAGCGCGGGAAACCGATGCCCGGTAATTTTCAGCCAGAAAATCAAGGAGGGACTTGCTGTCATCTGTCATGGGGCAAGCAGCGCGATCTTGTACGGATTGCCATCCGGGCCAATCAAGGAAAGATATTTCCCCGTGGACGCACCGGCCGTTGAGGCAATCCCAGCCGACTTCGGAAACGCATTCCCGAGGGCGTCCGCGATTGCGCCGATTTGCTGGTTGCGGGCCTGATCCAAGCTCCCTTGGAGCTGGTTGGGTATGTCGTTTTTGTCTGCCATTATGGCTTTCTCCCTCTAGGACGCATCCGGAATAGCCAGCTACCGATACGCGACGATTGCCCCATGCGGGGCACCCAATCGATACGAAACGCCAAATACCGCGCCCTCATCCGTGGCCGGATATGCTTGTTCGCCTGATCCATACCATAGGGACCCTTCGTGAAATAGCTCCCTTGAGGATACATCGCCCCCTTGAGGGTCACGGCGACCGCTCCCGGCACATCCCCGAACCATTTCATATCCGGGATGATTTCGTTCACGCGAGGTATTTCCGTCCCGTCATCGATAAGCTGATAACCGCTTTCGATGAAAGCCCCCGTGATCGGCTCGCCATCCGCGTCGAAACCCGTGTTGTGCTGCTGGATGCGCCGGTTCAAATCTCCCGCGAGCGCCTGCCCAAAAACCGACTGATCCAGCCATGTCGTACGGGACAGACGCCCTTGGTCCCAGATTATCTGATCGCCAACGAGGGTGAATTTGACGTAGGAATCAATTTCCCCCGTGCCGCCAGACGCAGACGGGAAAAAGAAAAATCCTTCGTCATTGATCGAATTCGCGCCACCGAAGCATTTGCTAACGTTCGCCTGATCCAGATCGTTGAACACAAAGTCCCAGACCGTGCAGTCCAGACTTGTCATCCCCGTGCCGTTGAACACGTAGAACTGACGATTGCCCATCCAGTAGACGCGAGAATTCAAGACCACTTGAGCCTTGGGGGCGATCAATCCGCAACCCGTCGCAATCTGCACGAACGAATAAATCAGCGGCGGTCCCATGTACCCCATGACCCACAAGCCGACATCCGTCCATAGCATCGTCGCCATCGGAGCCTGAATGCCGCCGACGATCCGCGACCCCTGAGACAGGCGATAACTCCCCGCCTGATTGCCTACGGCCGCCGTCCATTGAGTGTAATCCGACGTGTCGCACCATCGAACAAGCATCGGGTCCTGTACGCCCAACACCTCTGATCCGAACGCGATAATCTGCGCCTGTGGCATAGCCACAAACATGCCGGTGTTAATCTGCGGCCCCGTGGAAATCAGCGTCGCAACCGGATTAGTGCCACCCGGCGGCTGGTATGCATAGATCGGCTGACCAGTCGCGCTAATCATGCCAATCTCGCCGAAATTGTCCAAATACCAGTTCGAGTCGGAGCCTGGTCCCGAAGGAGCATTGATGGACATGTTGATGGCGAAGGCGCTGACGCCCTGCAAGCTGTTATCGTATTGATAGACGCCGACCGCGAACCCCGTGCCGACCTGATACGTCGTGTCGATAGTAAAGGAGTTCGCCCCGCCCACGGCCTTCACCGCATAATTCCCCGGAGGGACGATCGCAACCAATGTACCTGGAAAATTGTAGTTGACGCCGAAGCTGACAGGAACAAGGTCGCCCGGAGAGTACCCATGGGCGGTCAAGTTGATGATAACGTCATAAGTTCCCGCCGTACTGTAGGCGTTGAAAAACCCAATCATGCTCGCCGAGGCCGCCGTCAACGTTGGCTGCGGAAGCGTGATCGTGAAAGTTGTCGCGGTCGGAGTGGTAGCAATCGTGAACGTGGTTCCGGGGTTGTACCGACGGCCGCCCAGCGTAATGAGCGTGCGTAATGTCGTCGTCTGGCCCGGCGACGCCCCATGTGCGAATGAAGTCGTCACGGTCGCCGTTGTCACGCCAATGCCGCCAACAGTGATGCTCGTCGCGAACACGGAAGCGACTGCGTACGTGAACGAATAGATGCCCGCGCCAGCATAAAGCTGGGCACCTGCGTCCGTCCCGAGCAACAGGTTATTGGTGAGGCTCAAATCCTGATAGGCATGCATTGCACGAATGAGGCCGCCTGCCTGATCCTCAATCAGACGCCGCCAACCACTGATCCTTTCCAGCAATCCATCACGCCATTGCACCAGGTTGCTTTTCCACCATGACGAGGAATTCGCCCCCTGCGTGAGCTGGGAGTTGACGCCCGGCGAGACGGAAATCTTACGAAGCTGCGGAGATACCATTTCCACGGTCCCGCTGCTGGTTTGCCTGTGGCGTGGGCTGGTACGGCGACCAAGAGACAGAAGCCGCCTTCTGGCGGATCGTCTCAATGTTCACGCCAACCAGTTGTTCGGCGTACTGCTTTTCATACATCGCGCGGGTTGCGTCGTCCTGCTGATCGTCGGACGCAAAAATCATGGACGCCGTGAGGAAAATATCTGGCAAATTCACTGACAGGAACGTCTCCGGATTATCCTCAGACAATGGCGCCGGCCGGAATGTCCCTACAAATTCGACCTGATAAGCGGCGTCCGGCGTCGGCGCTACAACAGCTTCTGTGTTGCTCAAAAGCGCGAAGAATTTCGGATAGATCCCTGCAACAGACGTGCCAGCCGCCGGCCAGTACGAATCGACAAAATCATAACCAACCCGAAGCATGGGGCGACGAATGCCCGCGGCAGGAGCAGTCGCGGATGGCGTCACAAGATTAGCAGACCTCACGATGATAATATCTGGCGGGATGGTAACATCTCTCACATTGGCGGAAAGCGACGCGGTTGCTGTCGTCGTGGTGTGGATGAAATCCAGTTCGCGGAACAACCTCAATTCGGCATATTCGATCATGCGCGGGACCAGCGTCATAAAGTCCGTGTCTGAATCCGGGACATCGACAAGCAATTGAACCGCTTGGACGTATTGATTGTAATTCATCAGTACACCGCCCGGCAGATAATTCGAGAGGACAGGTTCCGCGTGAAACCCAGCGTCGTGTTCGCGTCGATGGAGAGATTATAGACGTTCCCGGCCAAAAGCCCACGAATACGTTGTCCCACGATCAACTGCGTCGGATCGATCGTATAGGAGCCGACCAGCCTAGACGACGGGTCCGGATCAACGCCCTGCTCAAGCGTGAAAGACACATCCGCGCTGGAAATCAGTTCGCCCGACTGCAAATCGTTGATGAACCATAGCCAGTAATACTGATCGTCTTCCGGCGTGGAAGGCGGAAAATTTATCCCCGCGTACACCTGCCCCTCCTACGAATTCCGGTCATTCGGGAAATTCCCGGTTCTGCCTTGACCTCTTACCACATTATCAAGCCGCAAAATCTGGTTGCGAACCGTCCACTGGTAATCCACTTGGATCGGCACGTTGATGATCGACGGCGTGAGATTGCCGCGCTGGTACGGCTGGCGGCCCCCCATGAACACATACGGCCAGATGGCCGGCTGATAGCCTCGCTCGGCGATTTCAGGCTGCGGCGTCCGCGAGGGATGGCGGAACGGCGGGTTATCGACAGACGATCCCGGCGTGCCGGGGGCCAGCTTTGCGGGGACAAACGGCCCCTTGCCGCCCATGAATGCATAGACCCATGGGTTAGGCTGCCATGCCGCAGTAACAACACCATCGTTGACGGTGCGCCCGCGATGAGTGAATGGCGGGTCGTTCTCAGGAACGGCCGTCGCATCAATGATGGTCTTTTCGCCCTCATAAGGCTGGCGAGCCCCCATGAAGGTGTAGGGCCACGCCTCTGGCTGCCACTCGCCGATAATGTTCGAGAGGATTGTCTTGTTAGGAATGCCGAATGGCGGATCGTTCTCCGGCACCGCAGTGACGTCTGGGGGCAGTCGTGCCGGCGCGTAGGGCTGTCGCCCCCCAGCAAACACATAGGGCCAAATCTCTGGCTGGTAGCCGCGTTGCGCGATCTCAGTCGTAATGAGCCGCCCCGGATGGCGGAACGGCGGGTCAACTTCAGGAACAAGGATCGTCGAAGGCGGCAGTTTACGGCCTTCAAACGGCTGCCAGCGTCCCATAAATGTCGGGACGTATGGATCAGGCTGCCAAAGGGAAATGATCGCATCAAGGTTCGCGCCCCGCCGCATGTCAAACGGAGGATCGTTGGCCTGTACGGAAGCCGTATCCGGATTGATGCGCGGCCCCATATAGGGCTGCGCGTTGCCCATGAAGGCGTACGGCCACTCAGGCGGCTGCCACTGCTGCGCGATAATCCGGTTCTGTTGAACCGTCCGGCCCGGGTGCTGGAAAGGTGGATCGTTGGTAACCGACTCGATAAGGGACGGGGCGCTCTTCTTTGGTGCGTAGGGCTGTCCACCCCCCATAAAGGTATAGGGCCACCCAACAGATGAAGCCGCTACGATTGCGGCCAACACCACTTTGGAAGGGAGCGGCACAAAAGCGGTCATGTAGGTTAGAACAATTAACCCTTGCCCTCCTACGGCAGGCGTACCCACAGTATTGTTATTACCGCTACCACCACCGCCCCCGTATAGACCTCCGTAGCCCCCGACAAGAGAGAACCGCGAGCCACCTCCGCCACCACCTGAGCCGTGCGTGGAGTCCCACTCGGTTCCGTTTCCACCCGCACCCCCACGCGTAGGACTGACGCCACCACCACCACCACCACCCGCAGTCCCGGCACCTCCTCCCGGGTTGCCTCCAGTACCACCTCCTGTTCCCCCAAAGTTGTTGCCCCCAGCCCCTCCCGATGAGGACGAGGCTGCGTTACTTCCCGCTGATCCGCCACCACCACCACCACCGCCACCGCCAGCGTTAAACACTACGCCGTTACCGCCGTTTGCGCCCGCTCCGTTTGGCCCTCCCGCGCCACCACCACCACCGGGGTCCGTGCCCGCGTTGCCTCCAGCGTACTTCACCGTGCCAACGCCGCTTGTTGCGCCACCAGCAGTACTGTTACCCCCAGCAGCACTACACGCTGCACTTGCCAGCGAAGTACCGTCAAACCAAGTGTGGACGCCTGTTCCACTGGGCGTACTCGTGGGCTGCCCGACTTGAATGGTAACAGTCTGCCCTGGGGTGTAGCTCCCTGTTAAGATCTTGGAGTAAGCGCCACCACCACCACCAGCGGTGCCGCTTCCGGAAGAAACACCATTAAACCCGGCTCCAATACACTCAATCGACACCAACGATCCGAAATCCATCGGAATGTTGAATGAAGTGCCAGAGGTGATGAATACGGTAGGCATCGGAAGCTTACCCCGTCAAAGCTTTGGGTTGGGCAATGGATGCGAGGCGGTCGCGGATCGGCAGCACCACCGAATCCCAGTCGCCGTCGGTAGTCTGACGAAACACGCGCGCCGATGCGTACCACGGGCAGCTAATCTGGCTTTCAGCCCAGACCCAATAGGACCGATAATTCGTGAGCATCACCCACGTCGGGACACCGACCGTCCCGGCCATGTGGGCAACAGACGTATCCACCGTGATAACCAGATCAAGGCAATTCATCGCCGCCGCCGTATCGGCATACGTCTCAAACTGAGACGCAATGTTCACCATAGGCAGGCGGTTGAATTCTGCCTCGTCAGATGGGCGAACCTCCTTCTGCAAAGAGAAGAACTTGACGCCCCGCACGTCGAATAGGGGAGCGAGCCGCGCCAATGGAATGGTCCTCTGAGCGTCATAAATGCTCTTGGGTGAGCCAGTCCAGCACAGCCCTACCTTGAGTGCATCCCCGCGACCAATCACGTCCTGCCACCGCGTCAGACGGAATGGGTCGTAATTCACCCGCACCGGGGCTGGCACCGTATCCAGCGTGGTCCGGAAGCACCATGCCAAGGACATGAACCGAACCCAGTAATCCAGCTTGGGCCAAGTGGTCCGGTCAAATCCGACCACTTCAACGCCTTCTGGCACCAGAGGTCGCACGTTATCCGAGATCACCACCACAACCCGCGCGCCGCGGTCCCGCAGCATCGGCACGTACCGCATGAACATGATGTTATCGCCGAGGCCCATGTCCTCGTGGACAAGAACCGTCTTGCCGTCCACGTCCTCAGCCCCAGTCCACTCCGGAGCATCGATCGGATCAATGTGGTACTTCATGCGGTATTCGTAATCCTCGAATCCGCCCGCGAAATCACCCTGCACCAGTCTGGCAAATCCCCGTCCGAACCGGGCCTTGTCGTTGTTTGGCTCAATCGCCAGCACCGCCTCCATATCAGCGACGGCCGCCTTGTACTTTCTCATTTGAAGCAACATCAGGCCCCGATTGAGCAGGAAATGAGCGTTGTTCGGCTCCTGCTTCAGCAGGTTCTCAAACATCCCCAAAGCCCCCGCCGCGTCACCGGCATCACCGACCGCCCGCGCCCGGTTGCTCATCAGCCCCATCATGTCGCGATAGAGCAGCCCATACGCCCGATCAAACCACGGCATCGCCTCAGTCGGGCGATACATCTCCATCAGACACGCACCCACGCCATGGATTGCATACTGGTTCTCCGGATCAACGTCCGCGACCGCACGAAAGACCTTTTCGCAGTCCTCGAAATTGCCAGCCGCCCACAAAGACGCGCCCAGTTTCATGGCGTCAGCGATGTTCAGATTTTCCAATGGAAATACCCCCACATAAACGAAGCGGGCGGCAACAGAAGCGTGCTCCTGCCAACCGCCCGCCATCAACTCCGCACGCGATGGCGCGCGTAAATGTGACCAGTATCACACTTCTCTATACTGAAGTCCGGCTGACCAATTAGTCAGCGTCGCCGGCGCGACCGGGAAATACAGGCTCAGACCGCCCGAGAAGCCCGCCGGATAGATCGTGGTTTCCGGCGGCGTCGGAACGAACAGCCAGCCGTTCAGCACGTTGAAAGCGTCGTCCTGACGCGCCGTGAACGTGCCGGCACCTTCAGCCGAAGCGTTGATGCCGCAAGTGCCCTGAGCGCCCGCCGTGCCGCCCGTGATGACCGACGCATTGGGATCGGAAACCTTCAGCTTGACCGGCGTATAGGTGGTCAAAGTCGGAAACACCGACGCCTTGTTGCCGATCTGGATGCGCTGCTGGGCCGACGTGGCGTTCGCCGACTCACCCACCCAGAACCGAAGAAACTCGATGTTGACGTTCGGCGCAGCCGCCGGGTTCACAAAAATCAGTGTCGTCGCGCCGGCCACGGTCGTGCCGCCGAACGAGATAGCAAATTCACGCATAGCCCCTCTCCTGTGTCAGCCCTCAAGGGCTAGTTGTCCGCTACCCTCCCGAACACAATACGCAGTATTTCGGGAAAAATCTATCGACTACACAAACCGTCTCCCGTTCCATGTTCGCCAACCATCGGCACCCCAAATCCGGATCACCCGGACCTTGCCATTCGGCGGCACCGAGAATTCAATATTCCGCGCGAATTCGCCGGTCTTTTCACCATTGCGGACAACATCGTACTCGTACTTTCCTGTCCGCCACTCCGTCTCGGAATAGTCAAATCCCAGCGTCCACAGCGCGCCTTCCTCGTCCCGTATCCACAAGGCTGGCGGGATGCACACGCTGGCTTCCGTGAGAGGCATGTGAGGCCCCTGAGGCTTCATGAAACGGAATTGGCTCGCGTCAATATCGTACTTCTTCCAAGGCGTCGTCAGACCGTCAGGCGTAGACATTACGTATTCTCCAATGCCGTGACACGAGCGGCCAGTTGCGCCAGCAGATCGTCCACGCTGATTTGCACAGACTGCGCAGTCCCGCCAACGCCATCGGGATATTGCACCATCTCGATCCGCTCATTGCCGAGAAGAGGCAATGTCGCATAGGGCAAATCCAGAATGGTTACGTTGACGCCGGGACTGTCTGTCATGGGGACACCACTGCATTGCTTTGGATCACGCCGTTAGTAACCCGAATGGGCGGCGCAGGATAGTTCATCGTCACCCGCACCCCGCCGCCAATCGTGATCCGGTTGCACGGCGACTCGTCCTGCAAATACGGCTCCGGCCGGGCATTCAGCGTCGGCGACGGATCCGGGGGCAGAATGAGTGTTTTCAACTGGGCCTGAGGAATATCCAGACACGTCAGCTTGCACACCAGAATGCGCGTGTTCAGCATCTGCGAGCCGCGCCACTGCATCTGCCATTGCAGATCCGAGATATTGTATTGGATTCCGCACCTGTCACAAGTCGCGAAGCTACTCAGCGCGTTGACATTGACCCGAGCCCTTCCGTGCGGACGCCATGCCATACATCACCTCGGATAGTAGGCACGCACACCAGGCGCGATAGCCAACGGAGTGTTTTCTACGTTCTGGGTTGCCGCAATCGTCCACGCCTCCATCGCATCTGACTTCCGCAGCATCTCAATGTCAGGAGCGTATTTCCGCGACAAACGATGCGCCAGACCGGCAACCATCGCATCGAGCCAGAGATACGGGACATCCGGCGTTTGAGCCATCCCCATGTCCGCATCCTGCACCTGAATGCAGGCGTAGTATTTCAGGACATACGGACCGCCGCCGTCCGGCACAGGCCACAGATTGATCGTCGGGTTGATGAGACGATCAAACCAGAACGACGTGGGATAGCCCTGAATGAGCTTGTTCGGCAGGGCCGCGTAGTCCGTCCGCGATATCGGCGAAATCACGCGATCAATCGCCGATGTACCGCTTCCGGTCTGCACATACGCATCAAGGATCATCACCGTCCGCGGCAACACAGCATATGTCGGGACGCCATCCAGCAGCGGCTCCGTGTAAAGCTCGACTTTCCAGAGATTGACCTGTTTGTTGCTCCACTCAGCAAGCAACAAATTCAATTCGTTCCGGGCCGTCCACATATGCTCTTGCGTGACCGCCGACGGCATGATCCGCAGACGATCAAACGCCATCAAAACAATGTCGGCGTTTGCGGCAGAAAAATCATACGTCCCAGACGAAACCATCAGAATGACCTCACGGGCTGGCGAGGCCAGCCGGGATTATCGTCATCGTCGCCGTAGCCGGATACGTCAATGAATTCTGGGACAGCCGGATGGCCCGCACCGGCATATTCAAAGCTGCCGCAGTATTCGCAACCTTGCTTGTCAGATCCGAGAAAGCAAACGCAGTCGGGAATGTGCCGCCCGGCATCGCGTTCGGATCGTCAAACGTGTATTCTACCGTGAAGGAAATAGTCCCTGTCACGACGACGCCAATTCCGAACTGACACGGATCGGCGTTTGTGTTCACAATCTGCCACATCGTCGATGCAAGACCAGACGTGCCAACCGTTACCGCGTTAGCCTGAGCCTTGTTCACCGAGATTTGCGTGACTGTGAGGAAATCCTGCACCGTCGTTGCCGTTGCCGGGTTATCGGCCCCAGCCACATTTTCCGAGATCGGGAAGCCCGCGGCATTTGTGCCATAAACGGTCCAGACAGTCCCGTTGGCCCCCTCAGCCCCCGCAGGCGTGAACAGAACTTTCCGCGCAGTCGCGGGGACCCCAACCGTTCCCGGAACGGTCCCCGCTAACGCCCCCGCCGTCAACGTAAGATCGCCGGCGCCGCTCGGCGTCTGGCTGGTCGCGATGTTATTGGCCGAAGCCGCAGCGTTCATCGCCACTGATGCAGTGATTGGGAGGCCCATCCGACAATTCCCCTCAGTCGGACACGTCAATGCCCGGATATTTCCGCTTCACCTTTTCCCGAACCTGCTTTTTCAATTCGGGATAGCCGTATTGAGAAACACGCGCGAGAGCGTTCCGCGCGTGGCTCATGTCCTGAATGGGATAGGAACGGTCAGGCCCCGCGAAATCCTTCGCAGGCAACTTGTCCCGTTCCTTCCCCGTCAACCTCGCCATCAGCCCTTGGCCGAACTGGCAACGTTATGGGCCGTCGAGAGCGGCGACGTATTGGCCCCGACACGGCCGCCCGTCTTCCGACCGGGACGATCCATCCGCATCTTGGCCTTCTTCCCGTCAATCTTGCCGAGAACCTTGCCGCCCTTCTTTCGTTCGGACTTGGCTTCCTTGATGACGTTCGGATTGCCGCCAGCATCCAGAGGGGCCTTGCCGCCAGATGCGCGTGCCTTGTGACGAGAACGGGACATGAGATCATTCCTTGTCGCCCGGCTCCGTGGGCTCGGGTGCAGGATCATCCCCGCCTGCACTCAGGGTATTCATTCGTCGTCCGAAAAATCCGGATCGGTCCCGCCCAATTCAGCAGAAAGGGACGCGACCAGCATCCGCAACGTATCCTTGTTGCCCCTGAGACCGCCCAAGGTAGCGGACCTCTCACCAACCGAAACCGAGGTATCCCCCTTGTCGTTGGTGTACGTCCGTTTGCCCTTTACTGTCAGTGAAACAACAATCTCGAACTCGATGCCCGTCTTGCGCGCCAGCTTCCGCAAGCGCGGGGCCAACTCACGACGGGCATCGGCGACTTCATCTGCCATGGGCTGTTACGCCGCCGCGACCGCAAGATTGGACGTGGCCGCCGTTGGCACCGGCCCTGCCACATACACGGGTCCAGAAGCCGAAATCTTCGTAGCCCCCACACTCGCCGTCGTGCCGATCAGCAAAGCAACGCCGCCAGCCGTGCCGTTCAGCGCAAACGCCGCAGTCAGAGACGTGCCCCCAGCCCCCTGAAGGTTGTTCACAAACGAACAGTTGGTAAAGGTGGTGTAGCCGGACATCGTGGCCGACGCAGCCGAAACGTGGGTGTCACCCGCGGCCGACGCCCACATCGCGAACACGCAGTTCGTGAAGGCGTTGTCGCCACCCGTCGCCAGAAATTCCAGCGTCGCATTCGCGTTCGTCGCGCGCACAACCTGATCGCCGCCGATCACGCAATTCGTGAAGCTGTTGCCCACGCTCGCAATCGTCAGAGCCCGGTTGCCAGCCTGCGCCGCCGCAGTGGCATGACCAACCTGGTTGATCGTCACGCCCTCATAGGTGTTGCTGCCCCCAGCCTCAGCCCATGCAACCTGCGTCGCGGCCTGCGCAATGCCAGAAACGACACTGAAGCCACGGAAAATGCACCCCGCCGCCGTCACGTTCACCAGCGGGCTAAAAGCCCCCGTCGTAGCCGCAACGTTCGCAACCGCGATCTTGGCGCTCGGACCAAGACCAATCAGATGCGTCCGCGCCTTGCTCCACGCCAGCGTCGCAGACGGAGAAATCGTCCCCGTGAACAGAACAACGTCGTTGTTGTTCGCCACACAAGCACTGTGCGCCGCAGAAAGCGTCGCAAACGGGTCCTGAGGACCGCCAGTGTTGCCATCGTTGCCGAGCGAGGCATTCACCCAGAACACGTTCCCAGTGAACGCAGGGAGCCCCGACACGCCAAACAGCGGCATGCCAAACTGAGACGCAATGTTCGTGTAGGACTGATTGAAACCGGCCATGAAAGCCCCCTATAGGCAGATCGGCGCAGGTCGCCGAACCCTTACACAATCCCGCCCAATAGCCCCCACGGGTTCAGGCGGTTACTGAAAGCAAACGAGGCGGCAGACCAGCCGCCGCCTCGAATAAGTCATTCTAACTGGTCGGAAACTCGCCGAAAGCCGCTCGTGGGTCGTTGTATCCCATCGAGTAGCGCTCATAGCCCTTGACCAAAAGATTGTCCGTGACGTTATCAACCCACATATCGCTTTCGTACGGGATACGGAGCATGTGGATGAAGCCTTCGACGTTGGTTGTGAGGAACCAAGCGTATGCGGACGTGAGGTAGTCCATCACGAGATACCCCTCCGGCAAGCCGCCGGACTGGAACAGGATGGCGTTCACGTCGTTCATGGCGGTGCCGGGGCGCAGCTCGGTTTTGCAGAGGCGGATTGCCACCTGTTCGAGCTGGGTCGGCACGATGAGCCGGCGAGCGCGGCCGAGGATTTTGAGGCCGCGTTCGTCAACGAAGTTGCGGATGTTCGTCATGTTCTGCAACAAAGACGATTCATTCAGCGACTTTGGAACGGACGAGGTGTTGGCCCATGTGCCGCCATCGTAGGGATGAGCGGTGGAGAACAGGGCCACGCCGTCGCCGATGATCGACGAGTTGTAGACCGTTCCGAGGTTCAGGATGTTCGCGCCCTGAATTTCCTTGTACTGCGAGAAGACGTTTTGCAGTTTCAGGTTCGTGGGGTTGAATTGGGCCTTGTAGAGATTGTCGTCGATCGCGCGGCGCGTGATGGCGTAGCCGAGTGCCACCTCGATATGCACGAATTGCCAGGTCCAGCGTTCGCCGGCCTGATTGTCGAACTGGGTTGCCGCACCTTCAGTCTTGAGGAAGGGCAGGCCGAGGAAGGCCATCTGGGTCGATCGCTCGACGGCCATCTTCGAAATGTGGGTTTTGAAGACCTTGTCCCACTGGCGCGGGATTTGATCGTATGAGCCGCGGACATCGAACAGGCCCGGAAGCAGTTCGGAGCGGATTTGAGCGAGCGAGATAGGCATTGGTTAATCCCCCTGATATTCCGCTCAGACGCCGCCCGTACCAGCGCGGAAGTCTTGCTGGTTGAACGTGACGAGGACGTGGTTATAGGCCGAGGTGTTGTCCGAGCCGTTGCCCTGCTCGCCCTGACCGCCGGCGTTGATGGCCCCGCCCATGAGGCCGACAATGCGGAACGGAAGGGTTGCCGTGGTGCCGAGGTTAGAGAGCGTCGCCCCAGAGAAACATCCGCCCTTGGTCGATCCAGACCCGATGGTGAAATCCGCGTTCTGGCCGATGTCCGCGAAGGTGATCGGGCCGGCGTTGGCCTGCACCTTGAACAGCGCGCCGGGGGCCATCATGACGCGGGCGACCGCGTTTGCGGCGCCGCCGCCGGGCCAATATGGGCTGTAGACCACGCGGCCATCCGACAACTGCATTTCGCAGCCGTAGAAGATACCGATCGGACCCAGCGTTGCGCCGTTGACGGCCTGCTGGATGTAGCCCGAGTTCATTTGCAGAACCGGGTCGCCGAAATAGATGTTGGTGCTGTAGTCACTGGCGATCACAGACGGCCGATAAGCCTGATCCGTGGCATAGCCGGGCATGTAGCCGACGTGCTGGAAACCAAAAGGCGCATTGGTGTTAGCCATTGCGAAGCCCCCGAATTTTTACGGAAGTCTCCCCGTGGCAATCCCTGCCCGGAAGCCACCCAATGACCAGCGCATCGCGCTACGGCCAGATGATGCATGAAGGGAGCGGCGCTCATACCCTCATTTGAGGAGGAGAAAATGCCTTGAGTTTGCATTTTTGTCAAATGGCCTGCTTTTGCGTTTGACAAATCGGCCCTGTTCGTAAAAGGTGATTTTACAGAACAATAGGAGCAGACATGTCCGAGACGATGGATAAACTCTTGGCGACAAACGTTCGCGTTGCCGCCGCCAACCTCGCCAAGGCGATGGACGAGGCGGTCAAGGCTGGCCTGAAAGTGTCAGTCATAATGCATAATCGGTCAATCATGTCCCCACCTGCCGAGGCCAAGAGTGGGCACCTCGCCGAAGTCGCCATTTCACGCCCGATATGAGGATGATCCATGTCCGACACTGAGGCAGAAGCCAAGCCGTTCCGGGTTACTGGCTTCAAAGAGGAAACCGCATCCGGGTCTGTCGTTTTCGTCGGGCGTAATGCCGATGACGAATACACCCACCGCGTCTTCCTCAGATTCACTCCACCCCCCAATGCCGAAGGGTTTCTCAAAGAGGAAACGGTCCTCGCGCTTTCTATAGAAGGCGCTGCCGCTCTGCATATCGTCCTTGGGCATTTCCTTCGCCATGATTCCGTCATTCAGAAAATGACTGGGATTGGATGGATACATAAATCATCGGCATGGAAATTGATCGTTTCCACTGAGAAAGAGGCGAAGGACTGACCAATGGCCTATGAGAACGACGACTACCGCAAGCTGAAAGAAGCGGCGACATACATCCTCACAACGAAAACCGGAATCGGGCTCATCCCGCCGTTCTACGCTGAGACAGCGAGCGTCAAGGGTGACGAGACCTGGCCGTACTGGATAGTGCGAAACAAAAGCTGCAATTCTCTTGGTGGATTTTTGGATCGGGTGAGTGCGGAAGAATTAGCGGCTGAGATGAACAGGCAGGCAGGTGGATCATGACCGAATCCTGCGCCAACTGCCGCTTCTGGCGGCTCAGCAGAATATACGCCGTCGCACCTGAAAAGGTGGGAGACAGTAGTGCGGATTGTCTTCGGCGATCTCCCATACGCGAAAACGGATGGACGAATTGGCCGTCAACATATCCCTCTTACTGGTGCGGGGAATGGGAGGCGATCCGCGAAACCCATTCGGGCGATCCAAAAAATGATGATGGCCAAACTGGCGACGGCGCCATCAGCTACGCTGATATTTTGGTGTGTGCCTCCATACGCGGGAATTGCGGGACCGTTCATTCCTCTTTTGAGGAATGGAAAAACTGTCTGGCGTGTGACCTGCCTCCACTCCCATGGAGCATCCGAGCACAGATTTTCAAAGACGAAGAACCGCCGAAGTAACCCATTCAAGGCACCAAAACCATGAGCATGATCGAGAAGATCGCCGAGGCTATCTACGAACGCATCCGCAAGGGGGCACGCCACATGCCGCCATGGGCAGAACAGCCTGAGACGGTCAAAGACTGGCACCGCAAGATCGCCCGCGCGGCGGTTGAATCCATGCGGGAGCCGACCGACGAGATGGTTGCGGCGGCATTCGCGCTTGGTCACGAGGCCCAATGCGCGCCAGAAGTCTGGGAAGCCATGATCGACAAGGCACTGGAGGAATAGACGTGATCTATCCAGATCCTCCAGCAACACTCACAAAACCACACATTAGCCGATCAACTAGTCCATGGCTTACAACCATAGTGATGATCGCTGCTTCCGCGATTGTTGGATTTTTAATTGAGACAGCCTGCAACTGGCCCTGATATTTGCCGGTGACAAAAAAGACCCCGGTTTGTGACCGGGGCCAAGTCGCCGACATCGCCGTCCGCAACGGCGATTCATGCCAGGGCGCGAACAATCGCCCCGAAAATATAGTCCTTCGACTTCTGTTCCTGCGGCAGATCATCATACGGCACAAAACACGGATGCTCTTTCTTGTCCGCATCCTTCACCGGGCCGAATTTCCACCCATCCCGTAGCTTGTCCGCCAGCCAGTTCTCATGTGACGCACTCGGAGGCGCATCGGGATTGGCCATGATGTGACGGACGCCGCTGCGGGCACTCTCACGTTGCCATTCAGGAGCATCCGACCACGGCAACTGAGAGTGATCGCCGATCGACGCGCAATAGGCCCGATTGGCCTCGTGGCATGTCTTGGCAATCAGATTGATATGCGCATCCCCCGCCATGGGATTACTCCTCCCGCTCGTAAGCAGCCCGCGGCGCTTCGCCTTCCGGACCGATCGACGTCCGGACGTTCGGGTTGACGCCTCGATACCGCTCCCCGTCCATCGACATTCCAGGCGCGAGATCGCCCATCCGGCCCTTCGCCATCATCATGGCATTCTGTTCTCGCTGCTGCATCCGCGCTTTGGCCATGTCCTCTTGCCGAGCCTCGTCGCTCAGCGACCGCGGGCGTTCCTCAAGCCGCGCCCCAGCGTGAATGATGTCGCCCTTGTGACCCAGCGGCATGAACCGCCCCGGATGACGTTCCGACGGCACAGGACGCCAGCCGTTCGCCCACATCGTATTTTGCGCGCTGGTCATCGGTTCGTTGTAGATCGACACCGTGTTCCACTGATATTCCCAGCCGGCCGGGATTTCATGGGCCGGGATTTCCATGATGTCCTCCCGATCCGCGCCGGGGCGAGATCGGGTAAGGATGTTGCCATCGCGGTCCTGTGCGACCACGCCGCCGCGCATGGCCCGGTGAGCTTCACGCGCGGGCTCGCGCACGACTTGACGGGACGCAGCCCTCGTCGGGGGCGGTCCCACACGAACCGGCTGCACGGGCTCCGGAGCTTCACCCAAGGCGGCACTGGCCGCAGCGGCTTCCGCCGCCTTCTGTGCATTGCTCTTGCGCCCAGCGCGCCGCGTCGTCGGATTCGCCACGTTCATGATGCTTTCCTCTCGTCTGTGATTGCATTGCTGTCATCAGGTGCATTCAACGCACCATCGCCATGGGTCACGCTAACGGCAGCCACAAAGCCACGCTGGCGGTCCCCAAACAGTCCCGCCGCAGTATCCCACCAGCCAAGCTCCTGCTTGTCCACGGCCTTCCTATTGAGTTCTAGAGCCGTTGCTGTGGCCGACGCAGGACGCTCGCACAGCGTCAGGCCACCGGCAACGATAATCCCGTCTTTCCCGTCCAGCAGATCCGCATGACGCAGGCGCGGGACCGGGACCCATCCCGTCTCGGACACGATCAAATCCCCCGTACACCACTGATAGGACATGCCAGCGGGCACGGGAAAATCTATGGCGAGGACGCTCATTGTTCGAGCGCCGACCGATCGTACAGCCCCTGCTGCTTCATCAGCATCTTGCGCCGCGCAAACTCCTTCACGCCGATCGGATCGCCCTTGCGCCATCGCTTCTGGCCAGTCGGGTCATCGTAGTTCCACTGATGCGTCCCATCCTGAGCTGCGAGGGCTTCGGCCTGCGTCAACCGGACCTCAGTCGGGCCGTTGTGGATCGTCGGGGCCGCACCACCACCGTTCACTGGGGCGACAGGAGGCGCAGCAGATCGGCGGGGAGCCTGCTGCTGTTGATTGACGACCTCGGGGGCGCCCCGCATTCCCAGAGCCGTCTCGACATGCTCGAAATAGGCATCGCTACCCTCGACCATGCCGTCGCTAATGGCATCTTCGTGGGCCGCCATGAGCTTGTAGTTTTTGCTCTTGTTCGTGATGTACTCTGGATGGTTGCGCACCCACGCAGCCGCCTTCGGAGCCAGAGTGCGAGCGATTGCTTCCACCGGATCGGATGGTGCAGCCGGCGCGGGACGCTCATGCTTGCGCGCATCAACTTCCGCTTTGCCCTCCCGCAGCCGCAGAATTTCGGCATTAGCAATCCACAACCGATCAGTCGCATCCGTGGCGGCGTCCATGTCGCCAGCCTCAAGAGCCTGCTTGTAAGCCGCCTTGGCCGCCACCTTCGCCGCCTCAGCCGCCGCCAGACCCGTCTCGATCGCCTCCGACTGGGTTTGAGTTACCTCAGACCGAGCCGCCTCAGCCTCAGCAGCCGCCGCAGCAGCGCGACGATCCGCTTCCGCACGGGCAGCCTCGGCACTGGCACGCTGGCGCTTCTCTGCCTCCAATGCGGCATTGGAATCCTCCAACTGCTTGCGGATGAGATCCGCCGGATCCTCCTGCGCCACATCCGGCGGCAACGTGAATGACGGGTCGGCGTCAACCGTAACTGCGATTTCCTGATCCATGGTTCAGACCTCAGTAATAGAGTTCGGGGTTTTGAATTTTCATCATGATCTGCACGTCCTCGAACATGCGGCACGGCACTTCGTCGATGAAGAATTCGTAGCCATCACTGGCTCGGAACAGCACCCAGTCACCGACCTTGATCTGCTTGCCGTAGAATTGTGCGCCGGGACCATCCTGAAACGCGCCAGGGCCGACACCAATCACAAGGCCAGTCTTTTCCTGAAACCGGGATTCCTGCTTTGATCGATCGGGAAGGATGATGCCGCCAGCCGTCTTTTCGGACGGGATGAACGTGGCGACCAGCACCTTCGCATGAAACAGTTCATCTTTTGGGAGTTTCTTCACCCGAGCGATCAATTCCGCCTTCGGGTCATCGGCCATCGAAACGGCCTGAATTTGACGCATGTAGTTACTGCGCGTTCCCATCAATCACCCTTCTTTTCGATGTCCTGACACAAGCGCAGGACTTCATCGATCATCTGCAATTTACCGCACTCGATATGGTACAGTTTCGGCTCCAGAACAGTGGCCATGGATTCGAATACACCCCTTCGAGCCTCTTCCAGCCGCGCCTCTAGCGCAACAAACTCAAGACGCACAAAACGCGACTGGATCATCGCCATGCCGACTTACGCCCGCTTCTGCTTCGATGCCCGCTCAAGACGGCCCATGCCGCTCTCGGCACCGTATTTCATCTTGGGACCACCGCGCATCTTGCCGACAACGCCCGGTGCGGCACCGCCGGTCGCAAACGTAACCGGATTGCCCCGCGGCGGATCAGGCTGCTTGCCCGGCATGCCTGCGACCTTCGTTTTCGCCTCCATGCTCGATTTCCAGCCCGGACCAACCGACTTCTTGCCCGGCGATTCCGGCGAAACGTTCTTCGGAGCCGACTGCTTGAGGCCGTTCACCTTGCCCGTTACGTCCGCGACGCGGCCACCCGACTTCCGTCCGATGCCGTATCGCTTGGTCATGACATTTTGAATTCGTGCGCTCTCTTCGTCGCTACCCGCATTGCGGATAGCCCGCTCCAATCTGTCCCTTACATTGATGGTGATCGGCTGAATTTTGCCCCCATTTGCACGCGCCACGCGCCCGCCGCGCTTGCGCGGGATCGGCGGCATGCCGGGAGGCATGCCCGGCGGCACTCCCGGTCCACCAGCCATAGCGCCCGGAGGCGGCATCGGCGGCGCACCCGGAGGAGGACCGCCCGCAGGCACCGGAACGGGCACAGGCACCGGCTTGTCCATGCCCTGCTGTTGCGGGTTTGGCTGTGCGATCACGATGTTGACGTTCGTGCCTTTGCCCTTCACCCGGCCGCCCCGCGCCCGCTTGTCCATCCGGGCCTTGGCCTTCCCGCCGATGATGGCTCCGAGCTTCGCCCCCTTCGGCTTCGCTCCCTTCATCATCGCCTGCTGGCCTGCCTGCGCATCCACCGCGCCGCCGGTCGCATAGCCCTTCGCGATCTTCGCAACTCGACTTTTCTCCACCTTCGACTGACGGTGGTCCGCATACGGATGCGCCATTGACCTAGCTCCCCTTCGGTGTTTTCGGCATCGTCGCCTTGTGTAACTCAATCCGCGCCTTTTGTCCCGCCTGCCGTTCCTGACTGGCCAGCTTGCGTTGCTCCAAGTCAACACGCGCCAGACCGAGCCCCAACTTGCCCCGCTTGTCGATGATATCCGCCTGCGCTTGAACGTTCTGTCGCCGATTATCATCCGCGTGGATGATGGCCGCCCGATCCTCTTGGTTCTGGGACACCGCAACGCGCCCCATGATTTCCTTTTCCTTCACAACCCGATCGGCTTCGGCATTCTGAGCCGTCGTCACGGCCTTAATCATATCCGCGTCGGCCTTTTTCACCTTCGCCTGCGTTTCCGCCAGCTTGGCGGTAGCCTCTGGCGACGGCTGGGCCGGCTGTGGCGGCAGCATCAGCCCTTCAGGATTGAGTTGCAGGCCGTCCCGCAGCATTCGCTCCAAAATCTCTCGCTTGTCCAGCATCGGGCCGAAGCTGGGCGAATCCGCCAGTTGACCCAGCGCGACGTTCTTCGCCACCCGGTGCATGTGAGAGGGGATATTCGGGTCCGACACCGGCACGAGGTAGCAGTCTTCCAGCGCCTTCAGGAACTTCTGCTCATCCCACTGCGTCGCGCACTTGCGGTTAAACCGCCAGAAATCCTCCGGATTTTCGCGGAACAACTGCAACAGGACTTGGAATTCCTCCGACTGCGACGTGTGGAGCCCTTTGTGCGTCGCGGCCATGACCTTTGTGGCCTGCTCGATCATCGCGATCATGGTCCCGACCGGGATATCCGCCCGGCCCTCGCCCGTCGGCAATTCAGCCGTGCTGCCAAGCCGCTGCGCCGCCGCAGTGATCGTCTCTATCATCTTCATCAGGCCCGGCGTGGCGTCCTTGTACGGGAGCGCCATGATAGCGTCGCTGATCTTAACGTTCGCGGGCAATTCGACGCCAATGCCCTGTCCTGGCCCCACCCTGAATTCGTTCGTCAGTTGGCGCCCTGCCATTTTTGCGTACATGAACCCCGGAAACGACGCGAACGCGCCAGCATCCAGAGCCTCACGCCACGCCGCCGTCATGGCGGCACTCGAATTGCCAAGAATGCCCAGCAGCCCAGTCCCGTAGAACCCCGGACCCGGAACGTAGGTGTATTTCACATACATCCGCTTGCGCTCGGCCTGCGGATCATCCTCGTACCAGTCCCGCCGCAGCGACAAAATCTGCCGGCTATCCTTGTCGATCGTCACCAGATACGGAAGCGGGATGCCAGAGCCCCGGAAATCAGCAGGCGCGAACTCGTCAAGGTCCAGCTCGCATTGCGTCTCGTACAGATTGTATGGCTGATCCTCCGGCCGCATATTGGCCGGGAGAATGCCCTGTATCTCTGCGATTTGCTGATCGACGACGTTATTGTCCTGCGCCGGCTGCGTCAGTGGAACGTCCCGGTATGCCCCCAGATGCATCATCCGTTTCATGACGGACGGCCGCATCTTGATCGCGTGGGTTATGCGCCCGCACGACCGCAAGTCCTTGGTCGCGTTCGATACGATGAAGTCCTGCAACGGCACCGACTCACTCACCGGGCGCCGACGCATCGGACACCGATACAGCTTCTTGATGCCCGATCCGGAGAAGTGGACACCCCACAGCAGCATCGACGACGTGTCGGGATAGTATTCCGTGGCGATCGTCGTCAGGTATCGGTTCATGTCCGATTTCAGAGCGTCGGCTAGGGCGTCACGTTCCTCTGACCTCTTTGCCGCTTCGGCATGATCCAGAGATGGCCCGCCGTTATGCCCAACCATACCAGCCGGAACGGCACTGACGGGTTTTTCGTCCTCGATCTTGACTGGCCCGGCCGCCGGCAGAAGCTCTCCCACCGAGTTCGCCCAGCCCCGCAAACAGGCTTCCAGCAGCAACGGCGATTTTACGGTGGACATGCCCTCCACCGGAGCCGACGACGCACCCACGTCCGATCCAGTCGATTGCTCGACTTCCAGACCCAGCAATCGCATGCCCATCGTGGTGTTGTTGAGCCACTCCTGCCTAGACTGATCGTCCGTCTGGATGGCATCCAGCAGGTCATTGGCGATGACGTTCAGTTGCAGAGGATCAATCCGCAGCGCCAGGTTTTCGTAAAAATCAGCCTTTTCAGGCGTGGCAGCACCGAGCCCCGCATTCAGTTGGATAACGACCCCGCCGTCCGGGATGGCTGTCGTGATGGTATCCGTGATCGGGTCATGCTCGACCGCGCCCGGCTCATCGTCAATGACAACCTGAATTTCGGGCTCACCCATGCCGCCATCCCCCAAGTTTCAATAGGTAGAGCATGAATAACACGGTTTCCCCTAACTTGCGAAAAAAGCCCGAGCAATCCCTAAGGATGCTCGGGCAAGTCTAGGGAGGAAACGCCCCAAGGAGGGGAGCAGACATAACCCGGTCTGCCGGCGGGATTTGTAATTCGTGAGGCTTGCTGGTTTTCACTGGATGATCTGAGCCGAGGGGCCAGAAACCAGCCTTGTCTCGCCTACGCGATGGCAGATGACGACCATCCCGCTACGTTGGCCCGTTGCCTCGTCGGCTGCCGGAAGCGACCTCCCCTCGTATTACCCGCGACCCTGATGCGGGCGCAGAATAGCAGATTTCGCCTTCGGCGCACCAGAAGCCTTCGCGGGATCAAGGTACACCTCCACAATCCGGGCCTTGAGCACGTCGGCGGCCAAATTCAGGTCAACCACCTGAGAGCCACCAACCGCGACAAAAAAACCGCTCGAATTCGCCGACAAGACGGCCACCGAGGTAATCACGCCCTCCTTGGCCGCCTTCAATGCCTCCTCCAAAACCCGAATGGTTTCGGCATCACCCCCGTTGACCATGCTCACTCCTGTTGTGCTCGCTGTTTCGATTTGTGGGTTTTCTTCTCGGGCTTGGCCGGAGAAGTTTCGGCCGCTTCTCCTGTCAGGATGTCGTTCTCGTGGTCCGCCTTGGGCGAAGGCGACATCTGATCCTTGAGACTGCGGAAATCGTCGTCCTTGTCGTGTCTGGCCTTCCCGGCCGTCAACCGCAGGGCCTCAATCTCATCCGCCGCGCGCCCCATCAACTCGCCAACGTCGCCGCCAGAGCGGTTCACCGAGATTCACCTTCGAACTGCTCTGGCCGGACTTGAGTTTGCGGCGGCTCATTCCGAAGATTGATGAATGCGCAAACCACGTCGTAGATTGTTCGCTCGTCGATCAGCGGCAGGCAGAATTTCAGTTCCGTAATTTCGAGGGTGCTGACCGGCTGTAATTTGGTCGGATCGCAGCCAATGTCGCTGACCAAATCCGGCACATTAGCCACGGTTACGACGCCCCCGGCCTCGCGGGCAAACGAGGGACTGTCGGCTATGTCGCCGAGAACCTTTTTCGCCTTTGCGCTCTCTGCCCAACGGCGCATTGCGCGGCAGTCAGATCGCGTTTTGCCCCAAGTGGTTACGTTGTATCGGTATTCGTCGTCGATCGCGAGGATTGCCAGCCGCTGCGCCTCAGACTGGTTGCCGATCACGCGGGCCGTGTTGATGGAGATAGCCTTCATGACTGGCGCTCCATCGAGAGCGCGTTCATTGCCCCGCGATAGGTCTTGTACCAGCCGACGTTGACGAGCCTCACAGTGCCGTCCGGTTCGCGCACGCGGCGGTCCAGGGCGAAACGATACTCGCCGTAGGTGTCTCCGGTCACAGACTGTTCCTCGATAACGAAGTCCCCAATGTCCTCCCGGATGCGGCTACCGCGTGCCGTCTTGATGTTGACCGCGCGCTTTAATTCCGTACCAAAACTTTCTCCGCTGTCAGTCATGTCATTGATTCCCCTTGTTGGGCTCCGTACTTTTCGAAGCGAAATTCAGCTTCTGCCAGTCGCGCAGATCGTCAAGAATATCGTTCGCCATGTTCAATCCTCCTTATGGGTTCATGTCGGGAGTAACGGTCTGCGAGGATGTTGGTTCATCC